TGAGAATATCTGATGTTGTGACATTTCTCTTTTTTAGATATGAGAGTGCATGTCTTGCTATAAGATCTTTATTGTTGAGAAAGGTTTTAAATTCTTTTGGTAATTCTAGTATGGTTTGTGTTACTTCACCTACATCATAATTTGAAACATTTTTAACTAATTTTTTAAGTTCTTGGAAATAACTAGCATCAACTTTAATTTGTTTAAATAAACTTCTTACGGATTTACCTTTTTTACCACAAGTCCAACAAGCCCATTGATTCATCCCTTCAGAATTCTCAGTAAAATTGACTTCTAATTTTGGTTTATGGTGGTGGCAAAATGGACAAGTATAGGATTGGTTACCTCTTGCAGTGCGTTTTCCGGTTCCAAGAACAGAATTTACCAAATTGACTAATAACTCATTTACCATAAACCATAAGATATGAATCTAATTTTGGGTAGCAAAGTCTTTTCGGAAAAATTTACCTAGAATATTATCATTTACCCATTCATTAGATGTTTCTAAAACACCTAATTCAAATAAATATTTACATTCATAATAAGTTAATAGTTTTTTACTATCAACAAAATGGATTATTTTACGTTCAAATTCATCTTGTTTACCTTGTTTGATCAGTTCCATTATAGGTTTAGCTGAGCCATAGTAGGTTTTCCAATCTGATTCTTTAATTATTTGTTTTGTGGTTGATTTTCTACCTCTAGTTATGGGTTGTTCGGCTAATTCTTTTTTACCTAATTTTTTCTTGATATTATGGTAGAGGGATTTTTTACCTAAATATGAAGTATTAGTGGGGATGTGTTTTGAAATATAAATGAAACCAAATGTATTTTCAGGAAAATCTGTTATTTCATTTATTTCTTTATTTTCATATAACCAATTTGACATAATTTTATAAATCTAAATTTATTAATATATTGGTATCTGTAACTGCAGATAGTGGGAGGGGTTGAGCAAGTTTAGCTACCGCTAATAAATTATAAGAATTATCATATAATCCTACTGTAGTAATATATGGATCGAAAAATGAGCCTGTTGCAAAATCACTAATTATTCCACTATTTAAACTTCCTGATATTAGGGATGGGTTTTGTGTAAAATTAAATTCGTTTGCTCTAATAGTACATTTATATTGAGTTTCAATAATAGTCATTGTACTTTCAAATGAACAAGTTATATTAGAAGTGTTGATAAATCCCTGAATGAATGAAGTGTCTCCTATATCATATAATCCACCTTCATAGGTTTCAAATCCATACCCATCTTGTTGAGGAATACCATCACTTGTTAAAATAACTATACCATGTTCATAAATTATATCCCCTACTTTTAAACTTGATGATATTAAATTCCCTTCACCATCATCAGTTAAAGATGATGATTCATTAGATAAAGTAAAGGATCCGGGTTTAATATACTCACCATATATATTTGATGGGATAGAGATAACCCCTACAACTTCGTCTGAACCTGTAGGGAAATATCTGTCTGCTAGTAGTGTATTAGGTAAATAGTTGTAGTAGTTTGGTGTGTATGCAGGTCCTGTTATAGTACCATCTACATTAAATGATGCTGTACCCGCGGGGGATCCATTATTGCCTTCTAAGTAGTTAGAATAATATAATTCTTTAATAGAATGGTATAATAAAATTTCATCTTGAATATTTATGTATCCTGTTGGGTTTGAACCCGATACCCAAAGATTATTAATAATATTTTTTCCAATGTACCTATCGATCTCTACGTTAGAATCGGTAAGTTCATTACCTTGAAAGGTAAACGATTTGTTTACCTTAAAAGGAGAGAATATAACATCGGATGTGATAAATGGTTTGAATACACTCATTTAAAAATTAAAAGTCGAGTTTTACTCTTACTAAAGCTTCTTTTGTAAAATCTTTTAATAATGGTCTTGACATTTTGGCCACTGCTAATAAATCATTACTATCATTGTACATTCCTACAGTTGTTAAATATACTTGGGGTGAATTTATAAAACTATCATAAATTACTTCTCCAGTTGATCCTGAAATGAATGATGGATTTTCAGAGTAGTTAAATTCACTGTTGCGAGCTCTAACAAATACATAATCAGAAGTAATTGTTTCTTCAGAATTTAAATAAAATGAAGCTCCTAATGAAATAGCATTATATAATATTGAATTATTATTTCCATCTGAGTTATTTGATCTACTTGGGGAAACAGCAATTGATTGGGAAAGAGCAAATGGGTTTAATATAATAGTTCCTAAATCCGGAAATACTAAACCATATGAACCAGAATTCGAAACATATCCACTATTAGCTAATGAACCCGCGGTACCGTTAGAACCAGAAATTAATTGATATACTCTAGTTGAACCTAAAAATACACTTACAGGATTATCTAATGAGTCATCTGTTAAGTTAATTATACCTCCAGAACCCGATAATGTTAAATTTAATGATCCAGGGAACAAAGATTGTTTATATCTTGCTCTTTCCATAGAAAGAACCCAAAAATCAGACCCTGTTACAACGTTATTTCCTTTACCAAAAGTAAAATATGAATTTTCATCTTCCAAAATCAATGAACGATATTGTCCATAAATTGTTTTTGTATATGAATTTTCAGGAACAATAGAATTATATAACTCACTTCCACTTCCTAAAGAGTTAGCATAAGCTATATCAAATTGAGTCTCTGCGGATGGTAAAGCTGAATCTACTTGGTAAATACTTAAATAGTAATTTCCTGATGATCCTGCTTGCTGAGTTGATGAGGTATAAAAATTAGTTAAAGTTGGGTTGCCAGTTGACCAAAGTGTGGAAGTGATAGAATCACTACTTACTACAAAATCTTCGGGATCAAATCTTTTAAATGCCATTATTTATATTTTAATTAGTTTTGGGTAATTGTAATTGGAATAGTTAAACGAGCTCCACTATCTAAACCTACAACAGTTAATGTAGCAGATAATTGAGTATTTGTACCAAATAATGTATTTACAGTTGTTGCTCTTAGGTTAATTTGTGATCCAATAACTGTAGTAGAAACATTAGTTCCTAATGTAGTTGTTGAAGTAGCGGCTGCATTCGTATTAGCTGTTGTTGCTGCTGTAGTATTAATTCCTACTCCATTAAATGTACTCATTAAACGAACATCTGAAATAGTAGCTGAATATCCACTGGTTTCATATGTTTGGTTGTTTCCTAAGAAGTTAAGAGTTTGAGGATTAATGGCTAATGATGATCCTTGAGTTAACGATACTGTTGAATATCCTAAATCTAAAACAGGTAATTTAGCTGTTCCACGAGGTAGAGTAGCTAATTTGTATTTCATGATTTGAGTTTCAATTGGAAATGCTTCTAATAAAGGCATATTTTGAAGTGCTTCTCCATAAAATGAGGAACCAGATGGGTGAGTTGGATTATATAAAGTATAATCGATTTCATCATCTGCTAAAGCGAATTGTGTAATTATAAAAGAACCATCATTTTTTGCTAAAAGTTCTCTACCTTTGTTTGTTAAAATTGCGTCAACTGTAACGACTTGATTATTTAAATATCCCATTATGTTTAATTATTGTCATATTATATGTAATAAATATTGCTAAAGCAAGCCTTTCTGTGTAAGATCTAAAATAAATGAATCTATATCTCTATCTAATTCAGGAACCACATATTGAGGTTTTACAATATATGGACCATTTGAATTAGTTGGTTTAAATCCTTCAATAATAGCTGTACTAGCATCATCAACATATCTTCTGATTAAGAATTGATCTAAATTCATAGAACCGGAAGAGGGTATTGGTTTATCAACTTCAATTATTAAAGTAGAAGATGATGATATATTAGCATTTTTAACCATAAATACAAAATCTTCTCTTCCTTCAAATCTAAATTCATCTCCAATTTCAAGTGACCATGGTAATTGAATTTGGTTAAATCCAGAATTTGGAATATCTACTTGATATGCATTATTTGTTTGAAAATATTGTACAATATTACTATCTGTTGTGTATAAATAATTAATCCCTGGCAATGCAGAACCTGAAAGCCATAATCCAGTTGTGTTAATGTTAGCATTAGATATGGGTGATTGGGTAAATTGAAAATAAGATCCAGCACCTTCTAAAAATGTTGAAGTTCTATTAGTAATAATTTGTATACCTATTTCATGACCTTCTACTAATTCGCCTGGGGATAGGGTGTAACTTATGTCAACAGGTAAATTTTGGTTAAAGCCTGTTGCGGGTAAATATCCAGAAAATGGGCCTTTTAAGACGGCACCAGTATCAAAATTTATTATACGGGTTTGAACAAAACAATCAGTAGTTAGGTCATTATGGGAAAATACAGTTCTTGCATATAATTCAAGAGTAACATTTTCAATAACCATATCTGCTGTTATTTTTAACTTATAAGGAGATGTTGATAAAGATGATGGGGTAGCATCAAATTCTATTACATTCCAAGGAGCTGCAATCCAAGTGTTAATTGGAGTCATTTCATAGAATGTAGATCGTTTTACTTTAGCTTGAAAATCAGATATAACACCTCCCGGGGTATTTTTATCTGTAAGATCTATACTACCTGACCAGGTTTCATAAGGATATGATCCTGATTGATTATAAAGGATTGGTTCTATACGAGTACCTCCTCGAATTATTTTTCGAATTGGGGTAGCTTGACCCCCCACACTTTGAAATTGAATTTCAACGTTTTCACCAGTTTCAAATGTTCCTTTATTATCAAATAATGAATTTGGGGTGGTGTTTGGGATAACTACAGTACCATCAGATTTAATTAAATATTTAATTACTAGTGCAGAAGCATTCATTCTTTCAGGAGTCCACCCTGAAATACTATCACAATATGCTACTGCTGTTTTTAGAGA